CATACTATGACACAACATTTTCAAGATGAATGCCCTGATGAAGTTTGGCTTAATGGATGTTTAGATTTATTAAAGCGGTGTGATGCTATTTTTCTAGTTGAAGGATGGCAAGAATCTGAAGGGGCATTAGCAGAATATAAATTGGCTCAAGAGTTGGGATTAGTTATCATAGGTAATGGAAATTCTGAAAAGACTTGCCCGATATGTGGTTTATTCTTTACCGAGGTATACTCTGGTGAAAAATGTCCCAGATGCAAAGGGGGTTAGAAATGTGTGTTCATTATTGGATGCTTGATTCTTCTGATAAGGGAATATGCAAACTCTGTGGTAAGCAAAAAGGTTTTTCACCACGGCCTGAAAGATTGACTAAACAAGAAAAGCGAGAGATTGAATATCCTTTTAATCGTGATTTTTATTTACAGGGGAATGTATGCCTAAACAAAACAAATGTCCAATAAATCCTAAGACAAAAGGTAAATTTGAATGTGAAGATTGCAAGTTTAGAGATACTTGCATTGAGGATATTTTAAATGACCTTCAACAATCATTTATTAAAAATGCAGCTAAGGCAGGTAAGGGTATTGGGAAATTATTAAAAGAGAGAAGGGGAATATGAGACGATTAGAAGTAAAGTTTTATGACAGTAATTTTATGCATGGATGGGAAGGTGAGGGCAGAGATGACCTAGCCCTTGCTACAGCGACGGGGTATTTCAAATCAGAGGATGATAAACAACTCACTTTGACAATGGCATATAGTGATTTTGGACTAAGGTTCGGCAAGTTGTCTATCCCAAAAGGCAGTATAAAAAGTATAAAAGAATTGAGGTTAAAGTGAAAATGTTATATCCACGAATTGCTAGAGTTGGCGAAACAGATAGGCTTGTTGATGACAGCCAAATGATAGGCTACCGAGAACACATGACACAGGAATACAGAACATTATATCTTGATGGTGTTATCACTGGCGATTCTTCACCTAGACAATTGTTAGGGGCTTTGGATACGCTTTCACATGACCCGATTAAACTGTTTATCACTTCTCCTGGTGGCGACCTTGATACAACATTTCTATTTTACGATGTTATGAAAAGAATAAAATCACCTATTATCACGATAGGAGATTACTGCGCATCAGCAGCAGCTATTCTTCTAGCAGCAGGAAGTAAACGCTATCTATCCCCTCATGCTAAAGTCATGCTTCATTTGCCAGTAGGACATATGGGAGGCGATGCTAGGGATTGGGACATCCAGCATAGACAGATGGAGAAGTACAGAAAGGCAGTAGTAGATATTCTCCGTGAGTGTGGAGTCAGGAAAAGCTCCGAGGAAATATTAATTGATATTGACCGGGACTATTGGATGGGGGCAGAGGAAGCAATAGATTACGGCCTAGCAGATGAGATTATGACCAAGGAAGTTTGGCAAAATATGATAGAAGGGGGAAACAATGGCAACACTCTGTGATTTACCACGCAGGGATATGAAGGAGGAACGCATGAAAAGATTTTGGATAAACTGGGTCGAGGGAACTGATGGTGGCCGCCGGTACAAATGGTATTCACTCGCAGGCGCACAAGCCGAAGCCGAGCGACTAGCCAGATTACCAGATGTGATGGGAAGGAATGTTCATGTCTTTGAATGTATAGGTAAATGTAAAGTTGAATCATTACCTATAAGGTGGGATATGTCTCATGTGCAAATTACAATCACCAATAGCTAAAACTAAACCTGGTATTACCTTTTATGAGGTTGATTATTATACAACCATGTATGACTATTATGTGGTATAATATATATAGGAGAGGTTAATAGATGTGTAATGTAACAGAATTATTGGTTGCCAAAAGGAAAATACAAGAGCTAGAATCACAATTAACATCTGAAACAGCGAGGCTTATATCAGATAGTTATATAGATATTAATGATTGGTATGCTATCTTGAAAGCGAAGTTAAATGAAATAGGGGATGATATAGCAGCCCTTTATCCATCTGACACACTTTGCAAGATTTATAATAAGACCGATGTTATAGAGTTTCTTGGACTTAACGAAGTAGATAAAATTACTTTTGTGGCCGAAACTATGGATTGCGATGATTTCGCTGCTGAAGTATATGGCAAGGGGCTTCCTTTAGTCTGGACTAATATCCATGCACTAAGTTGGTTTATTGATGAAAATCTCAGCCTATGGTTTGTTGAGCCCCAATCAGACCAGATTGCTAGTAATCTTGATAATTGGCAAGGTTGGGATGTTAGGTTCTTTCTGGCAAGGTAATTTAATAAGGAGGGAGTATGAATTTTAACAATGGGTTAGCTGCGGGAGTTGTTACAGGGTGTTTCGGCGTAGCAATCGGGCAAGGGCTTGGAGTTCTTAATATCTCTGAGTTCATTCTCGGAGCACTCTACACAGTAGGTTTTACTCTAGTAATTCAGTTCTACTTTAGAAAGAAAGAAGGGGAATAATAAGAAGGGGCTAGAATATTCTAGCCCCCAACATTCTGCAACGTATTGCAATATCTACAAGGTTATCCATGCAATTACATCAACAGTCGTGTCTCCAAGTGCGTCTGTTGCTTCCCACTCTACAACCCCGCTAGAATCAGTTGGTGTAATCAGGCAACATGAAAGTCCAGTATTACCAGTTGATCCGCAGTTCGCACCGTCACCTCCTTCGTAATCCTGGGCGTCGCCATTTCTCCTTACGGAGTAGTTGCCATTACCCGTGTCGTCCCTAAATCTAAGCATAACAAGAACGGCTTGAGCACCAACAACAGCACTTAAATCAAGGTCTGTGTACGCATCTGGAGGATTACCAGCAAATACTCCAGTTTCGCCAATGGTTAAAACACCGCCAGTTGTCCATTCAGGAGCGGTAGCACCTGAGTTCATCCTGTAAAATTGGGTTGCAGTTCCCTTGGTTAGTTTTCCCCATGTATTATCGTCTGTAGCATAAAATGTATCCCCGGCAGCATCTGCCAATGATTCCAAAACATACCCAGCATGAGGGTCGGCAGCTTGGCAATGGTCATAATGCACATTAGATGATATGGGGGTTGTTGTAGCAGCATCAGTACCGCCGGCTGTATCATCAACATCGGCGGTGCTTACAAGGCTCTCCACACCATCATTATCATATATCTTAACCCGGTGAGTCTGCTCATCAAAGGCAACTTCACCTTCAGCGTTTAAGACTGTAGAACATTCGGCAGTTGAAAGTAATGGCAAAAGCAACCTTTCATCACCATCTGTATTGTCAATGGTCAATCCTGATTCAATAGTAGGGACACCATCAAGCCCTTTAAGATAGCGAAGGTTATTTTTTACATGGGTATCCATCATATCTTCATCAACAACTTCCCCATCTGTCCAATCTCTAGGCGTAGTCCAACCCATTTTATCCTCCTAATAACTCAATTTGGTTTGAGTTCCAAGTTTTGAAAAGCCAAGACACCAAAAATCCTCATTGATACAATCTGCTAAACGATAAGTGGCAGTATGTAATTTCCCACCTACAGAGATATCCTGTTCCATATAATCTATGAAGTAATCTTTAGAGGCTATTCCTAATTTTGTATTTGTTATTGTTATTCTATCTGATATTTCACGACTTATAAGTTGAGTAAGATTAGTCGCTCCATCATTCATTATTGTCATTGATAATTCGGCTCTGGGGTCTTTATATTTACCAATAGCATAATGACACCAAGATTGTGCCGTAGCATTATCTGTTATATATTTACCATTAAGTTCAAGAGTCCGTTTTTGATAGGCAGTTTGAGAAGTGGAATCTTCAGATTTGAAAGTTGCTTTAGTTTCAGAATCATACCAAGTCCCCCTAGCCTGCAAAAGCGTAATAACATTCGGAATTGTTCCAGTATTGGTTATTACTAGCTTTATTGATTTAGCAAAGTTAGTTTGTGCAATAGTAAAAGTTCCTGAAATAGTGTAATCTGTATCCCCATCATTAAGAGTAGTCCAAGCATCAACAAATACTGATTGTCCATTTACAGATGCTTCCCCCCAATATGTATACGTTTCACCAACAGGGATTGAAGGAGACTCCTTCAATGTCCATAAAACTGCTGCTGATTGAACAGTCCAAGGGGTAACAGTTGTCTTAGCAATATTATAAATATTTTTAGGATTCAATGAGTAAGTAATATATGCCATCGTATTAGAGAATGTTCCTTGAGAAGTTTGATGGGTAGCTGTTGACCTGTGGTGCCTATCTTCAAAGTTAAAATACCCCGACCCATCTACATAGGAAAACCCTTGCTCGTTATCATCTAATTCTGTTTGTGCAAACCTAGCCTTAACATCATGTCCATACCAATAAGGAACTGTATCTTGACCAGTATCTAGGGTTCGCATGGTGGCTGACCAGCCAGCATCATCTAAGATATATCCATGTATAGCTCCTGTTAAGGTGTCTTTATAGAGTGCTGTGGACATATCATGTCTTGATAAGAAGTCTAAACCATCTGTGGCTGTAATTACGCAATCCTGTTCACTTAAATGGGGATGAGGTATAATTTCCTCTATAAATCCGTAAAACAAAAAGTAATCAGTATTGCCTGAAGTATAATAAACTCTTATGGGACGCTTAGGTAAAAGCAATCCATATAAACTACTGCCAGAGTTTGAGGGGGTATATAAGCCAGCAGCATTATTGACAGTGATAGAGAATTGACCCACTTCAGCGTTGCCGAGCTCATCTGATTTTCCTCTGCTGAAATGAACACTTTTCACATTAGCGGTTATGTCATCATAGGTCTGATTAAAACCGCCATCATTATCCCAATCAACCTCTATATAATAGCCAGTAGTTTG